CCTTTTTATTATAAAGAGATAGTTGTTCAAAAATAGAAGCATGATCTCCATGAGTAATGTATAATTTATCATTAATAACTAGAGCACAATCTCTAGGTTGAAGTGGTGATCTTGGAACAGACCTAACCCTACTAAAAGGATTTATATAATTTACTTTACCATCTTTAATATACCTATCAATAGTATCATTAGAATTTAGTTTTGGTTGAATAACATTGCAACCAAAATCTTCTAAAACTTTTTTAAAATATTCTAAATCCTCTAAAGTTTCTTCGGCAATTTTAGAAAGACTATGCCGAATATAATCATTCTGAATTGTAGAAAAGAAATGTGGGTCGTAAAAATTACCCAACATGACGGACTTTAGTTTGTCCCAAGGAGCCCAAAATTTATACTTATTTTCACTCATCTCAATAAAATACGTTGTTTTAGTTCTTCACTCCAATTATCATAATAAGAAGTTTCTCTTAATTTTTCCCTAGTGCTCTCAAGTTTAATTCTATCTTGAATAATTAGCATTGCCCACTTGCCCTGATTGACAGTAAACCCATCAATCTCTTCTATGAGTTCAGGATGCTCCTCTAAAAATAAAAAATTTGGATAGTTTTTATTATATTCCTTTGCAATATTTGAAAGGTCATCTCTATCAATTGATTCAAAACAATAAATTTGAACTTCTTTTAATTCGGATAAATTCTGATTAATATATTCAAAACTTTCAAACAGTTTGACTGTTACTTTATTTTCGATCCATGCTTTTTTTGCATATGGACATGGTGGTAAATTTCCAAATGCTTTGTTTGGTTTACTCAAAACATCCATTACCCATTTTTCAATATCATCTTTCATTATCTATTAATAACCTCAACGGTATAACGAGTTGGTAAAAGTTTACTTGTAATTACAGGTACACCAAAAAATGGATCAACTTCTTCACCGCAAGTAAAGATGTCAATTGCTGCTTGACCATTCTCTGGCCAAGTATGAATTGATATATGACTTTCTGATAGTAAAATTACAATGGTAACTCCATGAGGATCAAATTTTTTTACACAATGATCAACATAAGTTGCACCAGATTTATAAGCAGCATCTTTTAGTAGTTGCAGTAAAAAATCAGTATCATTTAATTTTTCGTAGTGACAACCATATAGGTTTAGAAGACCGTGTTTTCCCATTTGTAATTGCAAAGTAATAATTCTTTTCTCTCTTGCTGATCCTTCATATAATCCCCAACAGAGCGCATGGTATATGTATGCGAGTATTCAACTGCAATCCATTTAGAATCGGCAAATCGATTCTTCACAAGTTGATCAGAATTATAACTAATCATTATATCCATATCAGTAATATCACAATCAACAGCAAACTTATCGTGATCAAATCCTTTGTGCATTGCTCCTCTATTGCCATAGAGATTATCCTTAATGTCATAAGGAGGATCAAAATACACAAAAGAACCTCTGTTTCCATCAATCAAAGAATCATAAGAGTAATTAGTTATCCACCACTTTTCAATTATTTTAGAATACTCTGGTAATTTTTCAATTCCTCTTTCTGAAAAATTACTGACTGATGCCTGAGCAGAAAAACTTGATGCTTCAGTTAGTCCACTAAAAGAACACTTATTCAAAATATAAAAAGATACTGCCCTATCAAAGTCCTTTGACTTCTTGTGAGCAAGACATTCTTTTGCTTCTAAAAATAAAACTTTTGCCTTATCTGGATTAAAATAAGATTTTTTTAAACTCAAAAGTTGTTTTGATAACTCTTCTCCTTCATCTTGAAGAGTTTGCCAAAAATTTACCAGTGGTTCATAAAGATCATTGACCCAAATATTAAGATTAGGATACTGTTGAGTAACATAAAGTGCAACAGATCCTCCTCCAAGAAACGGTTCACGATACTCTTGGTACTTAGAAAAATCTGGAAAGAACTGATTTATTTTATTTGTTGCTCTTGACTTCCCTCCAGGATAACGAAGAGGTGTTTTCAGATTTGCCATAATCAAGAATTAGTTTCTTTTTGTCCGTAATGTAAAAAGAAGTTTGTAGAAAAACTAATTCTTTCTACATCAGCATTAAAGGGATACACATAGTGGATCAACCATGCTGGAAACAAATAGATATCACCCTCTTCTGGTGCAACAGGACCAAAAGTATGCATATTATGAGGAGCCCATTGACCATATTGCCATTCTACCATACCAGCAGTAGGATTTCTTCCTCGTTGTGTAGGATGTTTCCATTCATCTTTTAGTTCCTGTGGAACTTGTGCATAAACTATGCAAGAAAAATCTCCTGCATGAATGTGAGGTGGATTCCATTCGCCTTTACGTTGAACATTGACCCAGGGGCGATCAAGTTCAATACCATCTAATTTATGATCTTCTGGTGGGTTATATAATCCAACTTTACTCATTTGAATAAGGCAATCTCCAAGATGCTCTTGAAGTTCGTTGACAGTATCAACTTCAGTATGAAAAGCAACTTCTCGATCAATGTTGCCTGCAAGAAGATGATTGTTTTCAATATTTGAATTTTCTGCAGCATCAATAATAACTTGCCGCAATTGTTCTGATACTTTGTTCTTATAAATTACTGGTCCAAAAGGACGAATAATATATCCAGGTTCAATAGTCATTTGAATTCACAATTGCACATAATTTCAGTTAGTGCTGCCAGTAAATTAATTTCTTGATCAGCAACAAATGCAGTTTGATATTGATACTTAGCAATAATTAAAACTGCTTCAGGAATAGAATTTGATTTTAGTGTATCAAAAATACAATCGTAAATGTTACGAAGAATTGTATTAGGATCGTTATCTAAGTTTTGTACAATCCACTTGCGAACATTGGCAAATTCCTTTTTAGAAAGGTATCCAACAAGTTCTTTTGTATTAACATTAGACAATAAACTAAGAATGCCAGTGTCGATAGATCCACCAGCAGAATATCGTTGACATTCATTTAGAATACGACGCCAATCTGGAAAGTGTTGATTGATTATTTCAACAAGAACTTTTGGATCATGTTTGACACCTTCTGTCTCAAGAATATTCCCGAGACGCTTGAAGAACTGTGCTGCGATTGCAGGTTTTTCTTTTCCATTGATGGTAAAATCAATCCCTGCACATCTTGAGTGCAGGGGTTCAATGATTTTGTTTTTGTAATTGCAGGTAAAGATAAAGCGACAGTTGTTATAAAATGCCTCAATATTTGCCCGTAAGAGGAGTTGTACGTCGTGGGTTGTGTTGTCAGCTTCATCAATAATGATGACTTTGTGCTTTGCGTCCATTGACGAAAGCGATACGGTCGAAGCAAAGTTCTTTGCTTGATTTCTAACCGTGTCCAAAAATCGTCCTTCATCTGATCCATTGATTACATAACAGTCTGTTTTTAGTTCATAGCACAATGCCTTAGCAACAGTCGTTTTACCAATACCAGGAGGACCTGCAAGAAGAAGATTTGGAATTTCTCCTTTAGTCACAAAGTCCTTTAGAGTAGATTTGATTGCATCAGGAAGAATACAATCATCAATTTTTTTGGGTCGATATTTTTCTACCCAAAGAAAGTCATTACGATCCATAAACACTATCAGGTTCAAGTGCGATAAAGTAAGTAAGATTATAACGCTCGCTGTAGAACCTAGCAAGTTTGCTCTTTGAGATTACAACTTCGTAACTACCAGGAATTAATTTAATATTTTCAATCTTGAAATTAAATGAAAACTCAGCGTCAGTTTCTCCAACAACAATTGAATACTCATTAGAGGTATCGTTTTTACGATCACTGACAACAACTTTAATAACTCCTGCTTCACCAACAGCAGCAAGATCAGGAAGTCCTAGAATGGAAGAAGATTTCAAAATCTTTTGAAGTTGCTCTTCCTGAAGAATAAAACAAACATCTTCAGAAGGAAGTTTCATCTCACGGTCTGGTGGTGCAATAATTACACTAGGATCTGAGAAAAAATACTTAGAACGATTTGCTTTACCTTCTTTAAGGGAAGCATAACTTTCTTCGCTAGACACATCAATATCAGGATCTTTGTAAATACCAATTGTGTTTAAAAACTGAGGAAGATCATAGATCGCAAAGTTTTTTGGAATATATTCTTCAATCTCAGCTTCCGCAAATACATTCTGCATCGGAGAAATAGTCCGAAGTTTTTTACCTTCTTTGAAGGATAGAGACTGATTGATTGAAGTAAAGTTTTGAAGAATTTTGATTGTCTTATCAGAAAATTTCATCGTTCATTATAAGGTTGAGTAGGTTCGTTATGAAGACCTGAAAAGTGATACAGAAGAATACAATAATGAATTGCTTTCAGTATATCCATTTTAGACTTGCCATTCTTCTTTCCAAAACGTGAAAGATACTTGATTGCGTTGGATCGAGTAAATGGTTCAGCGTCTCCAATACTTTCAATTAAATCTAGAGTTTGGGTTTTTGATTGCTCCGAAGTGTAATGTGAATTATATGTACTAGCAAGATATTCTTTTACTTCATTTAAAGTTTTATCTTCATCATATTTCCAAAAACCGTTTTCTGTCATCTCCATCATAATAAAGTTCAATTTACATTATACCACAAAAAAAGGGGATTGAAAATCCCCCATATGAAATTTGTTTAAAATTATTACAAAACTCCAGGAATAATTTGCCCAGTCAATGCATAAGCACCAACAGCAGCAATAAAACCTAGCATGGCTAGACGACCATTTAATTTTTCTGCGCGTTCTGCATAAGTTTCAACTTCATTTTGTTGCATGTCTTTCTCCGTAATGTACATTTTAGGTTCTTTAGCAAACATATTTTGTTCGCCGCGTTCGTTGGTTGTGATTGTCATTTGAGTATCATAAAGTTTTACAACAATACTATATTACAAATCTAAAAAGTTGTCAAGGTTTCAATTGACTGAAACCCTTGACCTTATGGAATTCTAGCACATTTTCAAACTTTTCGTGCAATTCATTTTTATGAGAAATGATAAAGATATTAGCATTGCTAACCACATGTCGAATAATTTTGAAGAATTCATCTGTTCCCAAACCATCTAGAGAACTATCAAATACTTCATCCATGATCAAAAGATTTGTGGAAATACTGTTCTTCAATCTTGCAATTTCTCGCCAAGTAAACAATAATGATAAATCAATTCTCATCTTTTCACCTTCAGAAAAAGAAGGATAAGAAAAATTTTCGTGAATTGGAGTTTTAATTTTTTCGTTGAATTCTTCATCTAACGTAAAGTTGATAAAGAAGTCCATCATCTGCAAATACTTATTGACTTGCTGATTGATTAGTGGCAAATACTTTTTAATAATACTACTCTTTACACCATCATCTTTTAGTAGAACATTTGCTTGAATATAGTATCCATAATCATCTTTGAGATGTTCAAGGTCTACCAGTAGTTGTTTTAAATTAGATTTGTATTCGCTTAGTTTTTCGTGCTCAGTATTTCTATTTTCAAGTCTTGTGGTAATAGTTTGAATTTCTTTCTCAAGAATTGATTTTGATTTGGTTGAGTTAGCAATACGAATGTTGATCTGAGAAATTTCATTTTGTAGTTTTGTAATCTCCATTTGAAGTCCGAAAAATGCTTTTTCACGTTCTTCTTCTTTTTTGATTGTGTCTTCAATTTCTTGAAGATTACTTTCATAAGAACTTAGGACTTGCTGGAGCTCTTCTGTTTTATTTACACGAAACGTTTCTTCAATTGTTTGTGTACATGTTGGGCAAACCGAATGTTCTTTAAAAAACTCCAAATCATCACTGGAGTTTTGTTTCTTATTTCCAATCTTACCTCGGAAAGTTCCAAGTTTACGAAGAGTATCTGAAGCATCTGAGTACTTTTCTATTTCTTGTTGCTTGTTTTCAACTTCATGTAAAAGACTGAAGACACTTTCATTGTACTTGGAAACTTCACTTTCACACTCAGTAATTTGGGTTTGTTTATTTTTGATATCATTCTGCCCAGTCTCTTCAATTTGTTTGATAAAGTTTTGCTGCATAATAATTTTATCAGCAATCCCTTCTTTTTTCAACTCCAATGTCTTGACAGTTTCTTTAGATTCCTTAATCTTGTTCTTCAAGATCTCAGACATTGAAGAAAAGACTTTGATATCAAGAAGGTCCTCAATTACTTCTCGTCTATGTGCTGCAGGAAGTTGCATAAATGGGACAAACGAGGCACTACCAAGAATAACGATCTGAGTAAATGACTTGTAGTTTAACTTGAGGATATTATTCTCAAGCATCTTCTGCTGATCCTGTGCAGAAGCATCTTCATTCATCTTTTTACCATTCTGGTAAATTTCAAAAATACCAGGTTTGATGCCACGAACAACTTTATATTCGTTATTGTTCACATTAAAATTAATCTCAACTACACAATCTTTTTCATTGGATGAGTTGATAATTTGATTTTTGTTGATCTTCCTGAATGGTTTATTGAACAACGAAAAACACAAAGCATCAAGAATAGTTGACTTACCAGCACCATTCTGTCCAACAATTAAAGTGTTGGTA